TATGCGTAAAGGTGTTGAAATTCCTAAGGATAAGATTGGAGCATTCGTAGGTCATATGCCAACAAGTATAGCGCATCCAGATGAAGATAGATTCTTAACAGTACGAGAAGCTATGTCATTGATGAAACTACCAACTGATTATCAAATGATCAATGCCAAAAGATCACTTAATCATATGTGTCAAAACGTACCAGTAACTACAGCTGAGCATCCAGCAGCTATGGTTAAAAAATACTTAGAAGGCAAGTTAGATTTTGTTGATACTAAGTTTATGGTACAAGATAATAAGAAAAGAAATTATAAATGTGAAAAAAACAGTTTACAATTGACTGAATTTATGTTATAATAGATATACTAATTAATTAATGGACGAGGAAATATGCCAACAGTAAAACTAACAGCTGAACCACAAAAATACCATAAAGGTAAAAAGAGTCAGCGGCCACAACAAGATATGCCATTTGACGTCGCTATGCGAAAGTTTAAAAAGGCTGTCGAAGCAGCAGGTATTCTACAAGATATTCGTAAAAAGGAATACTATGAAAAACCTACGTGGAAACGTAAACGTAAAAAGGCTGAAGCAGTAGCTCGTCATAAACGAGATTCAGCAAGCGAACAAACTCAATATGGTAGGAGAAAAGTACGATGAGTGTAATGGATAAACTGAGAAAGAATTCAAAGATTAAAACTACAGATATATTATCTGAAAGTATCTTCTTTGGTGACAAGAGCATGACTAAAACTGAAGTGCCAATGATCAATGTTGCGTTATCTGGAGATCCAGATGGTGGTTTAACATCAGGTCTTACAGTACTAGCAGGTCCTTCAAAACACTTCAAAACGTCATTTGCATTACTTATGGCTGGAGCTTATCTTAAAGAAAATAAAGACGCAGTAATGTTGTTTTATGATTCAGAGTTTGGTTCACCTCAATCGTACTTCGAAGCTTTTGGTATCGATACTAGTCGAGTACTTCATACTCCAATTACCGATGTTGAACAGCTTAAGTTTGATCTTGTTGGCCAATTGGATAACATTGATCGTAAAGATAAAGTGATTATTGTTATTGATTCTATTGGTAACCTTGCTTCTAAGAAAGAATTAGAAGATGCTTTGAATGAGAAATCAGTTGCTGATATGTCTCGAGCTAAAGCTATTAAAGGTCTATTCCGTATGGTAACACCTTACTTGACTATGAAAGATGTGCCTCTATTGGCTATTAATCATACGTATCAAGAGATGGGTCTATTCCCTAAAGCTGTAGTTTCAGGTGGTACTGGTATTTATTACTCAGCCGATAATATCTGGATTCTAGGTCGTAGACAGAATAAAACCGGAATGGAAGTTACTGGTTATGATTTTATTATCAATGTTGAAAAGTCTCGAATGGTTAAAGAAAAATCTAAGATTCCAGTTTCAGTATCTTGGGATGGTGGTGTTGAACGTAATTCAGGTCTGCTTGAAATCGCGCTTGCTGGTGGTTTTGTTGTCAAGCCTAATAATGGTTGGTACTGTCGAGTAGATCAAGATACTGGTGAAATGATTGAACCTAAAGTACGTGAAAAGGTTACTAAGGAAGATGAATTCTGGGAACCTATTCTTAAGACTCAAAAGTTCAAAGACTTCTTGATTAAGCAATATCAGATTGGTCATAAATCTTTAATTGATTTTGATCCTGAAGCGCCACAATCAGTTAAAAATAACCCTTTACAATCAGACGAAAGTGTGGTATAATAGATGGATAATCATTACATAACGGTCGAACATCCGGATTCTGATTTCTATGCTTTGCATCTAACTGATAAGTCTCCATTTGAAGGTGTTAGATTTATATATGGTACTGTGTCTGTTAAGGAAGATGTACAGTTAGGAATGGCAACGTTGTCATTTACATATAATATTTCTGATCCTGGAGACTTTGACCATGATGATCTATGTAAGGATCAGAAATTCAATGACTATATTGGCGAATTATTAACTCATATTATTGAAGAAGGAACAACAGAAATTGCAGAACGAGATCCCAACACACGTACTGAGCCATCTACTAAATAATGAAGAATACTGTCGTAGGGTAATACCATACATTCAGAAAGAATACTTTGACGGTAGTTACAAGATAGTATTCGATCTGATTGTAGGTTTTGTCGCAGTTCACAATAAACTACCAACTGGTAGAGTATTAGATATTGAGTTACAAAAAGTATCTGCTCCAGACCAAATGCTAAATGAGGCTGCTAATCTCATTAAAGAAATTGGCACTAAGACTGATTTAGATACTGAATATCTTATTGTTGAAACAGAAAAGTGGTGTAAAGATCGAGCGGTTTATCTTGCGATTATGGATTCTATTCAAATCATTGATGGCAAAGATACAGAAAGAAGCGAAGGTGCTATTCCTGAAATTCTTTCAAACGCGTTAGGAGTATCATTTGATCAAGCTATTGGTCATGATTATATCGATGATGCTGATAGCCGCTTTGATTTCTATAACAGCGTTACTGAAAAGATACCATTTGATCTTGATTACTTTAATAAGATCACTAAAGGTGGTATTCCAAACAAAACGTTGAATGTTTGTCTTGCTGGTACTGGCGTTGGTAAATCATTGTTCATGTGTCATAATGCAGCTGCTGTTATGCAGCAAGGTAAAAACGTATTATACATTACAATGGAAATGGCTGAAGAAAAGATTGCTGAACGTATTGATGCTAATCTTATGGATCTACCAATACAACAGCTTGAAACATTATCTAAAGATGTGTTTTCTCAGAAGATACAAAAGATTGCTACTGCCACTCTTGGTAAATTAATCATTAAACAGTATCCTACAGGTAGCGCTCATTCAGGTCACTTTAGAGCATTGTTAAATGAAATGAAGATGAAGAAGAAGTTTATTCCTGATATGATCTATATTGATTATCTCAATATTTGTTCATCTTCTCGTATGAAAGCAATGGGTGGAAGTATCAATAGTTATACATACATTAAAGCTATTGCTGAAGAACTACGTGGTTTAGCTATTGAGTTTGATGTTCCTATTATGACAGCAACTCAAACAACACGATCTGGTTTTGGTAACACTGATGTTGGATTAGAAGATACTTCTGAATCTTTTGGTTTACCAGCCACAGCTGATTTAATGTTTGCTTTGATTGCTACCGAAGAATTAGATGAACTAAATCAAGTTATGGTTAAGCAGTTAAAAAATCGTTATAATGATGTAAGTAAATACAAAAGGTTCGTAATTGGTATTGATCGAGCTAGAATGAAGTTATATGATGTTGAAGAATCGGCTCAATCTGACATTATGTCTGATATGACCATCCCTGATAAACCAATTGCGACTTGGGGTAATAACGACAATACAAAAGACTCATTCGCAAACTTTAAAGTATAAGGAGAAACAATATGTTAAGTAAATTTATGAAAACACGTGGTGCTATCGGCACTGGTATTACAATCGGCCTTGTAGGTCTTGTTACTGGTTTTGTTCTATTTGATCCAGTACAGTTAGTAGTAAGTGCTACACTTATTGCTTGTGAAGTTCAACTTTGGCTTGAAAAAAAGGATTAATAGTAGATGTTTAATGTGAAACTTATGTCGTATAGTCAACCACCTGCACAAAGCGAATTTTCAAATGATCTTTTGCAGATGGTTGCTTATTGCGCTAGGGTATCTAATCCTAGTAATCAAAACAATGAAGCGACGTCTCAAAAGCTAGTAGAGTATTTGATTAAGCACAAACATTGGAGTCCATTAGAAATGGTATCTGTTTGTATGGAAATTGATACTACCAGGGATATTGCGCGACAGATTCTTCGTCATAGATCATTTTCATTCCAAGAGTTCTCTCAAAGATATGCAGATCCTACTAAAGATCTATCATTTGTAACCCGCGATGCTCGATTCCAAGATACAAAGAATCGACAAGCTAGTGTTGATATTGACGAAACAAATGAAGTTCATCGTAGAATCAATGAAGACTTTAGAATGAAACAAATGTCTCTTATTCGTAAAAGTCGTGAAGTTTATGACTGGGCTATTGATAAGGGCATTGCTAAAGAACAAGCTCGAGCTGTATTGCCTGAAGGATTGACTAACTCTCGCATGTATGTCAATGGGACATTACGATCATGGATTCACTATATTGATCTAAGAGCTGGTAATGGAACTCAAAAAGAACACATGGAGATAGCTAAAGCATGTGGTGAGGTTATACACAATATATTCCCTTTAGATGGTCTCTTATAACTAAATGATCTAAAAATAAGTGAAATAAACGTTTACACACTCCTTTCTTTATGATATAATATACCTATATTAAATGATAAAGAAAGGAACTACATTATGAAAGACTTAATTACTGAAACAAACAACCTTCTAGCTATCATGCAAAACGACCTTAGAAAATCCTATGTCAGAGGCGAATACGCTGGAGACAATCCAGAAGATTATGCCGATGAGAGAATGGAAGGAATTAACTACATCTTCGAAGAAGGTCGTAATTTTATCAAGCTTGTTAAGACAGAAGAAAGTCAATACGATGGAGCTCTTAGATCTTCAGTCGTTGGCTTCATTGTTAAAAAAGCGCCTAAAGCAATCGATAACAAAACAAACGAACCATTTAAAGTTGGTGATATGCTAATGGCAGCTGGATGGAGCAAGCCGGCTACTAACTTTGCTAGAGGTAACATATTTGATAGTTACCAGTCAGAGTCAATTCGTTGGACAGGAATTTAAGGAGAATATTATGGACTTAGAAGAAATCATCAAAAACCTAGTTGCTGAAACTCTAACTGAAGAACGGGTAAGAGACATAGTTGGTGCACCAACACTTGAAGAATCTATAACATGTGTATGCGGTGATCAACTTGATGAATGTAAAGATTCTTATGAACATATGACCCATGGAGTATAAAATGAATAGATCAGATAGTTATCAATTTACAGCTGATGTTAACTCAGTAAACGATATGCTTGAACTTCAAACTGTTAGAAACGCTGTAAAGACCATTAATAGAATGGCTAAACAAACCGAACTGGCTCAACAATATCGATATGATTCTGGTTGGTCTGATGTAGAACCACAGCCAATATTTAGATATAGAGTTAGTGTAATGCCACGTGGAGCTCGTACAGTACATGCAATTGCAGATGGTCGTTCACCAAGAGCTTATGATTCAACTCTTCCAATCCGTCATGCTGAAAGGCTAGATGTTTATATCCATACAGTATCTCAGGAGATTTGTTAATGTTAAGAGCCTTTAAAGAAATAACTCAATGGGATGATAACATTCCTAATCATGTCTATATCTTAAACGCTCAAAGTCAATTAGTAGGGTATCGTAAATCAGGCACAAAGGAATACATCGAATTCAATAAACCTATGAAGCAGTTTTCAAAGTCACGTAGAAAGTTTATTGAACTTAAACCAGTTGAAAAGTATATGGAGTCTTAAATGGAATATGTAATACTAATGGCAGTTGTAATAGGCGTAGGATACAGTTCATATATTATTGGCCTTAGAGATGGTGGATCCAAAATGATTGATTCGCTTGAATTTCTTAAAATCATTACTCTTGACGAAAACGATAACGTCATCCCAAATAAGCACTATAATCCCAAACAGTAAGAAATAAAATAGTATAAATAGTATTGTACATCTACTAATATGTGTGTTATAATAAATGTATATTTAATAACAAAGGTTATACTACTATGAAAAGTTTCTTATCCACTTTAGAAAAAATCCGTGAAGGCGTTAGGCTTTCTCCAGCTCAAATGAAAAAGCCTAATGGTAATACAGGTGAACAACGTATTGACATTCTTGCACGACTTATTAGAGATGGTAAGCCTCTTGAATTGTCAAGTGGCGGACTTTTTAAAGTTACTGAAATAGAAGATGCTTTAAAGCAATGTGAAATATTTAAGAAACTTGGTCAAGCTTTTAGTCTCCATGGAGATGGTAAGACCATTAGTTCATCAGATCTTGGTAAGAGTAAAGTATTCGGTGGTGGCGGTGGCGCTGGCGGCGGAACTCTTAATACCAAGATTACTGAAAGTCATCAATGTGTTATATGTCAGGCTATGCTTGATAATGGTATGCAAAGCGAAGACTTCTTTATGCAAGAAGACGTTCTTAAAGCTGCGTTTGGAAGAGTCTATGTTGATGCCTCATTTGAAGAAATACTAAGTGTAGAAGACAGTTGGTTCCATTCATCATATGAGTCTGCTAAGATCTTAGTCAAAGAGGGTTATATTAATAAGTCTCAAACATTCCACAGAAACAGTAAGTTAATGAATACTGTTTATGCTTATAAAAACGTAGCATATAAAAATTCAGATCAAAAACCAGTCAAAGATGATAAGTGGAATCCAGGTGACTTCTGGGCAGTGGAAAAATCATTTGATCTTAAATCTCTTGATACAAGTTCAATCGCTGCTTATAATAAGTCATTACTACAAGCATTCGTTGATCGTCAATTGGTTGGTATATCCCTTAAGCTAGTCAAAAAGAAAGCAAAAGCTAAAGAATATAACATTAAACTCCCACCTGATACCGATGATCATAAACTACTTAAGATACTACTTCAAGGCGAAAAGCGTGGAACCTTTTGGACAAACAAAGGTGCTTTGATTATGTTTGACGAAGGTAAGTTTGAATTAAGAGCTGGTTCTGCTGGTGGAGCGATCAAAGGCGAGATTGCTCTTAAAACTGCTAGAGGTGGTGGAGCTGGATACGGTATTATGGCAGAAGCTATAAAATTAGTATTTAAAAGAAAAATACCAGACAACAAGAAAATCACTCAAATTGCTAAAAAGATAGTTAAAGGTGATAAGACATCAATAAAAGAATTTTATAGACTATACAATCACTTCTATAAAAACGAATCATTTGAAAGCTTTGAACAAGAGTTATCTAAGAAAGACGTTTATTGGATAGGATCAAAACTAGGATGTCTATATGTAGTTTATATAGTTGATGTTAATACTGGAACAAAAGCTAATAGATGGCTAACTAAAATTATAAACTATGCTGGATCTAAGTCAGAAGATTCAAGCGCATACGTAAAGGTATATGAATAATGAAAGGCTTTAAGAACCAACTAGCTGAAGCAGCTGGAAAGAACACGCATATGACTCATATTGAAGATTTGATTCTTGATGGCGGAGTAAAAGGCGCGAGACAGGCCATACTTGCATTAAGATCATTAAGAGATATGCTTTCTGGTAATGCAAAATCTGCAGTAGATGTTACTGTTAAATGGGATGGAGCTCCTGCTGTATTTGCTGGAGAAGATCCATCTGATGGTAAGTTCTTTGTTGCTAAGAAAGGCATCTTTAATGCTAATCCAAAGATCTATAAGTCTCACGAAGATATTGATGCTGATACTAGTGGTGATCTAAATAAAAAATTGAAAATGGCCTTTGATTACATTAAGCCTCTTGGAGTAAAAGGTGTAATCCAGGGTGACTTTATGTTTGATCAATCAGATCTTAAAAAGGAGAAAATAGATGGAGTTGTTCATATTGTCTTTCATCCTAATACTATCGCTTATGCAGTACCTAATGATACACCTCTTGCTAAGGAAATTGGATCAGCTAAGATTGGAATTGTCTGGCATACAATCTATAGTGGAGCGACTTTTGAGACTATGAATGCTGAGTTTGGCAGACCAATTGTTTCAAAGTTAAAGCCATCTAAAAACGTTTGGATGGTCGATGCTACATTACCTGATTTGTCTGGTACTGCAACACTTACTAAATCAGAGACCGAAGCTCTTAATAACAAGCTTTCAGAAGCTGGTAAGTTATTTAGAAAAATATCAGGTTCTACACTAAAAGAATTAGAATCAAACAAAGAATTAAACCTTGTTATTAATGTATATAATAATAGGAAAGTTAGAGAAGGCCAAAGAATTACTAATACTAAGTCTCATGCAATGGGTCTTATTACCTTTGTCCAAGAACGTTATCAAAAAGAGATTGATAAAAGAAGTAGTCAAAAGGGTAAAGATACTCAAATTAATAAACGCGATGCATTACTTAAATTCTTTGATAAAACAAACTTAAAAAACTTACAAAATGTGTTTGATTTACAAAATTTAGTAGTAGATAGCAAATTAATTATTATAAATAAACTAAATGGTCTAAATAAAATTGGTACTTTTGTGAAGACTAAATCCGGATTTAAGGTAACCAACCCTGAGGGTTTTGTTGCTATAGATCGTATGGAAGGTGGCGCAGTTAAACTTGTTGATAGATTAGAATTCTCTACTAATAACTTCAGCAAGGATATTATTAAAGGTTGGGATAGTCCTAACTAAATGGAACCGAGGATAACCATGAAAACTTTTAAAGAACATAATGAAGAAGTCAGTGATGACTCTGTAGATACTACAGAAGCTATGACTCTTCAGCATCGTATGAAAATGAAAGCTAGTTTCAGGAAGAATAAATCTAAGATTGCATTAGGTAAAAAGAAAGCTGCACGTAAACTAGCATCTCCAGAAAAACTCAAAGGTCGCGCAACTAAGAAAGCTCGTGACATCATGATTCAAAAAATACTTAAGAATAAAAAGAAAGGTGATCTATCATTCGCTGGTCGAGCTGGTATTGAAAAGCGTTTAGCTAGTAAAAAGGGTGCAATCGCGAAGATCGCTAAAAAGTTACTACCAGGCATTAAAAAGGCTGATAGAGCTAAATTAAAGAGCAAAGGTAAAGACAAATAATATGGAAATTAAAAGCTTTAGCGACTATTTAACTGAAGCTAAAGGCGAAGTCTATTTCGTCTTTGGTAGATTTAATCCACCAACTTCAGGTCATGAGAAACTCTTTGACAAGCTAAAAGCGACTGCAGGTAGTAATCCATATCGTATATATGGCTCAAAGTCGCAAGATCCTAAAAAGAATCCTTTGTCATTTAAAGAGAAAGTAAAGTTCTTACGTAAAATGTTTCCAAAACATGCTCGTAGCATAATGGCTGATGGTGATGTTAGACATGTTATGGACATTGCTACTAAATTATATGACCAGGGTTATACCTCAGTAACTATGGTTGCTGGTTCAGATAGAGTACAAGAGTTTGATACTCTTCTTAATAAATATAACGGTGTCGATTCTAGACATGGTTTCTATAACTTCGAAAAGGGTATTAAAGTCGTTTCAGCTGGAGAAAGAGATCCAGATGCTGAAGGTGTTGAAGGTATGTCAGCATCTAAGTTAAGATCATTTGCTATAGATAACGATTTAGAAAACTTCTCAAAGGGAATGCCAAAAAGTTATAAAGATTCAAAAGCATTATTCAATGCAATTAGAAAGGGTATGGGTCTAAAAGAAACTCATATGCATCGCAAACATGTTGAATTAGAAACAGTATCAGAAAAAAGAGAACAGTTTGTAACAGGTAACCTTTATAAAGAAGGTGATGAAGTTGTTCTAAAAGAAACAAATCAAATCGGTGTTATTAATAGATGTGGTACTAACTTCTTAGTAGTCGAATTCGGCGAATGGAAGAAGAGAGTTTGGTTAGACGACGTTGAATTATTAGACGAAAAGAAATATACCGATATGGATTCAGAAGAAAAAGCTAAGCACGACAAGCCAAAACCTAATGCTCCTGAAAGTCAACACACAAAGAATTTTAAAAAGAAGTTTGGTGAAATGAAAAGCTTTTCACAATCATTAGAAGAAGCTGACGCTAAATCAGCTCTTATGAAAAAGGCTGATAAATCAGGAATGCCTTATAGTATCCTAAAGAAAGTATTTGATCGTGGCTATGCTGCTTGGAAGACAAGTCATAGACCAGGAACAAATCCAACTCAGTGGGGATTAGCTCGAGTCAACTCATTTACAACTAAATCATCTGGAACGTGGGGTAAAGCTGATAAAGATCTTGCTTCAAAGGTCAGGGGAAAATAATGAAAGAGTTTAACGAATTCTTAAATGAAGGAAAATCAGCATCTTCACGATTAACCAGTCGTCTTAAAAGCAAAGGTCTTGACTTAGATAAAAAGGCAAAGGATCGTAAAGCTGAACATGATAAGCTTAAAGCTAAATACGCTAAAGAAGATACCCTAGATGAAGCTCCTCTTGTAATGAAAGACGCTGACATCCTTGATTCAATTTGGGATAAAGTAAAACCTGAACTACAGAAGATGTTAAGAAGTGGTAACTTAGAAACTGTTAATAACTTTGCTCGTATTGGTAAGTATAGAATAAGCAAAGACAAGCAGAGTAAAGGTAAAACCTATAGGTATGATCTTAAGTAATGGATAATTTTAAAGAGCATTTTGAACTAATGGAAGGTGTCAACGATCCTTCTATTTTTAAAGCTATATTCCTAGCAGGTGGGCCAGGTTCTGGTAAATCATTTGTTGTAGGTAAAACAGCTCTTCAGGCACTTGGATTTAGATTAATTAATTCAGACGATGCTTTTGAAAAGGGATTAAAGAAAGCAGGACTTACAGCTTCTCCAGAGGATATTGCGTCAGCTCAAGGTCAATCTGCTCGTGCTAAAGCAAAAGCAATTACTGGTAAGAAAATGAACTTTGCTCTTGAAGGTAGATTGGGTATTGTTATTGATGGTACTGGTAAGGATTATGCTAAGATTAAAAAGCAAGTCGATATGTTAAGAGAGATAGGTTATGCTGTACATATGATATTTGTTAATACTGATTTAGATACAGCTTTAGAAAGAAACAAAACGAGAGATCGATCTTTAGAAGATAGCTTAGTTACTAAAATGTGGAAAGATGTTCAAAAGAATATTGGTAAATTCCAAGGGTTATTTAGAAATAGATTAATCATTGTTGATAACTCTAAAGGTTCTGATATTGAAGGTCAAACAATTGGCGCGTTTAAAAGAATAAAAACTTGGGCTGCCAAAGCTCCTGAAAACGCGATTGCTGCTAGATGGATAAAAGGACAGAAAAAATGAATAACAGAGATGAATTAAAAGCCAGAGATAAAATAGTATCAACATTCACATCAAAGTGGAAGTACAAGCTTGATAAAGATCAATTTGGTGCTGCTGATTCGTGGAAGATTATATACTCAGCTGATGCTGATGGTAAATTTGTTGGTGATTGCGAAGACTATTCTCTATCAATTCTATATAGACTATGTGGCGAAAGTCATCTTAAAATGTGGTGGATGTTACTTACCCATCAAGCAGGTATTTGTTTAGTAGGTCCAAGTAAGTGGAAAGTATCGCATGCCGTGTTAAGATACAAAGGCGAATACGTAGATAACTGGACTAGAAAGTTCGGTGCCAAAAACAATATAGAAAAGAATCATACGTTCCATGTGTTTTATGGGTATGGTTGGGCATATCAAGTTGCTATTAAAATGATTATAAGTAAGATAGTAAGAACTATTAAGGGAACATAATGCATAATTTTTTAGAACATATCGAAGAAAGGTTTGGTTTATACGAAGGCGTTCAAGTCCCTTTGGAACAACCTATGATCGAAATCGATGAAGCTGGAGATCCTGAGCTAAATAAGCCTAAAAGATCTAGTGGCAAAAAGAAATATGTAGTTTATGTTAAAAATCCTAAGACTGGTAACGTAAAGAAAATCGAATTTGGCGACGAGAAAGGTGGTCTTACATCAAAGATTGGCGATAAAGATGCAGCAAAAAGCTTTGCGGCACGTCATAAATGTGATACAAAGACTGACAAAATGAAAGCAGGCTATTGGGCGTGTCGTCTCCCGAAGTATGCTGCAGACTTGGGGCTTAAAGGTGGTGGAAATTACTTTTGGTAAACCGTATTGGGAAGATGGCGAGGTAAGAACCTTTGACCCAACGTGCGAAGATGCTGAATTCGTTTGGCATAGAGACTTTGAAGACAGAGAAATAGAAATTTTAGAAGGCGAAGGTTGGCAATTTCAAATACAGAAATGCTTGCCTTGGCTATTAAAAAAAGGAATGGTGTTCGATATCAAAAGTACCGAATATCATAGATTAATCAAAGGGGTAACACCTCTTAAATGTAGGGTTTACAAATATGCCTAATGTTACTGCTACCCAGCAGAGAGCCGAAGCTCAATTAAGACTTGATCGTATAGAAACAAAGATCGATCAAATGGCCGAGGCTATTATTGCCTTAGCTCGAGCTGAAGAAAAGATTATAACTCTTGTTGAAATTAATAAGCAACAGGGAGTACAAATATTAGGTCTTATAAATAGAGTTGATAAGTTAGATCAGGTCGTACGTGAAAATGCGGCAACGGTAAGTGTAATTAATAGATTGTTCTGGATTATCGCTGCGGCAGCCGCTACAGCTATTACGGGCATGCTTTTCATAAAATAGGAGAATACTGATGAAAAAATATGAAGACGATATCATCGCAAGCGTAGCTCAAGCTGTTAGCGATGTAGTAGAAGGTAAAGTAAAAGAAGAAGTTAAATATCCACATGATATGTTTGATCCAAAGACTGGCGAAAAAGAAGTAGCTAAAGACGAAGCTGAACATAAAGCTCTTTCTAAAAAAGGTTATACCCATGACAAGCCAGAAGTTGATGAAGCTGATGAGCCTAAAGCTAAAGGCGAAAAAGATTTTGTTGCTAAGCATAAAGTTAAGAAGTCTGGCGAAAAAGAAGATGGTTCTGTAGTTAAAGAAGCTTCTTGTGACGACGATGAAGATCTTGACGAAGCTGTTGATAAAAAACTAGTTAAGAAAGCTGTAGAAACTGCTCTTAAGATGGGTGGTAATATGACTGGTGCTGTTAAGAAAATCGAACAGATGATGAAAGGTCTATCTAAAGATAAAGAAGTAGCTGCTGCGTTACAACTAGCTAATGAAGAAGTAAGCGAAGCTGTATTAGACGATGCTCATGCTATGAATACTCTTTTAGAAGATAAAGCTAAGTACAAAGCATTCTTTAACAAAGCTCTTAAGAAGTTTGGTGTTAAATCACCTGGTGAACTAGAAGGCGATAAGAAGAAAGAATTCTTTGATTACGTCGATGCTGGTTACGAGGCGGACAACGAAGAAGATTAGTTATATATAATATATGATGAAATTATTTGACAAACTAACTAGTAGAAACTTTGAACTCTTTGCGTCACACCATTACAATAATCCTGAATGCTGTGACGTAGAGGAATTCAAAGACGACTTGACTAGATTTAAGTACCTAAAGCGATTACTTAGGCGATATGAACAATATGGCGATTTACAAGAAAGACTCATATTGAACCACATTACTGTCTTATATAATGTTTTTGGTATTGAAGCAGCTAATAGAATGATGTGGTTTAAAATAGAACCAGAACACTATTCTATGTTAAAGACTTTTTTAATCTTCTTGAATTATTTACACGAAGATGCTAAGGTAGAAATACCATTAGATCAAGTCATAATAGATAAACTGAGGAAACTTTAATGAGCGTAGTCTCAAGAACAGCTGATTTATTCTATGCCTTTAGGTTTCTAAAGTTATTAGTTTCGTCTTGGGATAAGACCGATGCTTATGAACTAGGCATTATCGACGCTGAAGGAAAAGTCCTTAAGAAAGCTAAAGATAGAAAAACACCACAAGAAAAATCAGCATATACCGTATTCCATAGACTAGTATTTAATCTAAAGCGATTACTCAATAAGTTACCTGGTGGCGGAAGCAAACTAGCATCTTATGCATCAGCTTTATATTTAATTAAAGAACATACTGGTCTTACTGATGACGAGATCAAAGAAGTCTTAGATAAAGTCTTTGAAGATCTTGAAGACTTTATAGAAAGTGATATTTCTGAAAGTTCTTCATGGTTTGAAAAGAAGAATAGATTATCACCTGGAACATACTTATTAACTCAATCAATTGCATCTCCGGACACCGGTGAAGTGATCGCTCATATAAATACTAGGGTAGAGGCTATTGATTTTACCGAAGCATATGATAACATATTCGGTTTAAATATATATCAGGTCGAACATATGTTAACTAAGCAAAAAGTACTAGTAACTAGCGTGGATTTAAAACGATGAAATCATTTAAAGAAATACGAGAAATAGACATTGATAATCTTATTGACATGTCTGAAGCTGATCAATTAGCTCATATTGACACATTAAGCGAAGAGCAAATTGATGAACTTATTGGGAAACTTGTAAAAGGAACTGCTAAGTTAGCTGGTAAAGCCGCTAAGGCTGGTGGAAAGCTAGCGTTTAAAGGCGCTAAAGCTGGTGTTAAACGTTTAACACCACAAGGCCGTGCTGATGCTGCTAATAAGAAAGCTAATAAAATCGAAAGGCAGCGCAAAGCTAAAGATAATCTTAAAAAGGCTAAAGAACGATTAGCTAAAGCAAAAGCTTCAAAGAAGGACTCATGAAATCATTTAACGATATGTGGGAAGACGCCGCTGCTAATTCAGTATCATCTGGCGGTGTATCACTTCCAGCTGACGCAGCTAAGAAAAAGAAGAAAAAAGATTTATACGACGGACGAACTAAACTCGGACGTAAATTTGTAGAAAGAATTATGGCTAGGCGTAAAGCGGCCGAAGCAAAAAGGGAAATCAAAAATGAAAACGTTTAAAGACTTAAGAGAAGCCACTATGTCTACTTGGACAGTCACTGTTCAAAAGCCAGTTAATAAGCTTAAGAAAGGCGATAAGCAAGTTGTTAAAGCTCGTTCTGGTTTTGAAGCAATTAATAAAGCTATGAAGTTGTGGAAAGATCCTGCTCTTAAAGCTGCTTCTGCTGATTCATTTAAGATTACTAAAGAATCTATTGACGAAGGCAAAATGAAGCGTAATCCAGCTATTGATAACAACCCAGATGTTAAAGCTGCTCGTAAAGCTCATGCAGATGGTACTTGGGATGGCAACGTAGATAAAGAAGGCGAAGCTATTGTACATATCAAAGGTAAACCATACACTGTAACGAACAATAATGAATCAGTCAAAGAAGGCAAAATGAAAGAGCTTCAGGACTATATTGATCAAGGTAAATCAGCTGAATGGATTGCTAAGAAGATTGGTTACCCTGTTAAAGATGTTAAAGATTTCTTAAAAGGTTATCAGAAAGAAGACATTGATGAAGGCGTTGATAAATCAAGCCCAGTATACAAAGAATATCTTTCTTTAAAGAAAATGTCTATTGGCGATTTACGTAAAATGGTCGGACAACAACACCGCGGTCCTGTAGACTTAAAGTCATACGACAAACAAGGCGCTATCTCAGATCTTTTACGCAACAAGTTCGGTGGCAAGAAAGTTGATGCAGCAATGGGTCTTAACGAAGCTTTCTATAAAGCAGGTTCTGAGAAATCAAAGCTTGATAGTGGTTACCGTTCACACTTAAAAGATGACGAAGGTAAAACTGCTTATATTGGCAATGTATCTTATAAGAAAGCAGATACTGCTAAAGGCGAAGCTGAAGTTTATGGCGATGCTTATTATAAAACTGCAGGTAAGTCTGGCAACGAACGTGCTGCTGATAAAGCTATTGTTAAATATAGACAAGCGCATAAAAAAGATATTGTTGAATCTTTAGACGAAGCTGTAAGTCCTATTGTTAAAAGCACTGCTGTCGGCCGAAAGAATCTACTTAAAGTTAACGCTGAAGTAGTTAAACTCATGGCATTGTCTGATGATAAGACCATGAAGAAATACTATGCTGACATCTTAAAGCAATTAAATTGGGCTGATGGTAGATTAAAACAATTAGGTAAGCCAGAGTAGAGAAATTATATGAGTAAAATATTGATTGGAATTATCGTAGCTATGGGTTTTGCCTGTATGGTATATTATCAATTCTCTGTTGTGCCAATGAAAAACAAGCTAGAAGAACAAACAAAGGTTATTCTAGCTCAAGATTTAAGAGATCAAGAACAAAAAGCTGCTATAGAAGCTATTCAAGATAATCTAGAAAAGACCTCCAATTCATTAAGAGGTCTTCAGGTTCAAAATCAACAATACGAAACTCAAATGTCTGAATATATGGATGTATTCAGCAGACATAACATTGCCAAACTAGCAAGTGCTAAGCCTGGACTAATTGAAACAAGAATTAATAATGGAACTAAGGAGGTTTTCGATGCAATTGAAGCAGATAGCAATCGCATTAGCGCTCTTAACAATTAGTGGTTGTAGTCTATTACAACAGCCACCACGTGAAGTTAAAATAATAACTAAACCAATACAAATAGAAATCGTCCAGCCAGTTTTACCAAGAGCATTAAAATTAAAAGAGCCAAGATGGTACGTAGTCTCAGACGCTAAAGTAATTGAAAACTGCTTAAAGAACGAAGAAGGTAAATCAGATTGTAAACTAGGTAAAGAAAATCTATACCCTGAAGGATATACCCACCTAGATAAGTTCATTGATAGTATTAAAAAGAAACATGGTGGAGATACTGTGTTTGTTGCTATGTCCGTAGCAGATTACGAATTAATGGCATATAATACTCAAGAAATTAAAAGATATATCAATCAACTTGGTGAAGTAATAGTCTATTATAGAGACGTAACAATAAAGGTGGAAAAGGACGATGTCAAAGAACAAAATGAAGAATAGATTAACTATATGGGAAAGAGCTGAAATGGCGGCAAAGCTATCAGCAATCGCATATATGGATCCTAAGTCAGCTGATGCTGCTTGTAAACAATTAGGATTTGCTCATGGAAAAATCATTAGTAAAAACGGTGCAGAAGTACTCATTGCCACAGAGAAAAATGATCTTTGGGTTGCTTTTAGAGGAACAGAGCCAAATAAACTAAATGACGTTATGGCTGATTTGAAAGTTATTAAGAATACAGCAGTAGCTGGTGGTAAGGTCCATGGCGGATTCCAAGAAGAAGTCGATGAAGTCTGGGGAGAGATTGTTAAAGTCTTAGATAAAAATAATCAACTAAAGGTAAGCAGAGATGTGTATTTTACTGGGCATAGTTTGGGTGCTGCTATGGCTACAATTAGTGCCACACGTTATGAACCTCAGGAACTCTTCACGTTCGGATCGCCGAGAGTCGGAGGTAAACACTTCATCAAAAATATAAAGTGTGATCATTTTAGATTCATGAATAACAATGATATTGTTTGTAGAATCCCACCAGCATGGCTAGGTTTTAGACATCATGGTACTATGATTTACTTTAATAGATTTGGTGTTAAAGCTCCAAAACCAACTTGGACTGATTTCTTTTATGGAATCATAGAGTCTTGGAAGAAGTGGACATTCTTTGATGGTGTTGTAGACCATGGAATGCCTAACTATATTAAAGCTATTAAGAAACTAGCAAAGGTAGGTAAAAAATGAGTTGGTTAGTCGCATTAACACTTAAATCTATACTTGGTTCTGTTATAGGATCATCATTCTACAACTGGTTTGAAGATACCAAATTTGGCCTATGGTTTCAAGGTCAAGTTGATAGGTTCATGGAATACTTTGCTGAAAAGTATGAACTCGAGTTAATGAAAAAGGACGCTAAATTTAGAAAGCAGTTTCCAATACAAGCTGAAAGACTAGACGTTCTAGAAGCTGATCTACAGACAATATGGGACCTTCCTGCAGTAAATAAAGCTATCATGAATGAATTGAAAAAAAAGTAAAATAAACGTTTACAAAGCGTGAGTTTTGTGTTATAATATATACTATTACTAATTAATAAAACCTGAATGATGGACACTAACTTATGACAATGCACGTAACTAAGCGCAATGGTACATCTCAAGACTTTGATCTAGAAAAAATACACAAAGTCTTGGAATGGGCCACTGCCGATATATCTGGAGTTTCAGTCTCCGAAATTGAAATCAAAGCAAATATACAACTATACGATAAGATTCCGGCTTATGACATCCACGAGCTTCTTATTAAATCAGCAGCTGAGCTGATATCAGATCACACTCCAAATTATCAATTCGTTGCAGCTCGATTAATATCTTATAAGCTTCGCAAAGAAGTCTATGGTCAATACAATCCAAAACCTTTAGTTGACATAATTGCTGATAATGTTTCTCGTGGTGTTTACGATGCTGCAATTCTAACTTCGTATACTATGGATGAAATAGAAGAATTAGACACTGCTATTAAACATGACAGGGATAATACATTTACCTTTGCTGGTATGGAACAATTCAGAGGTAAATATCTAGTTCAAGATCGAAGAATTAAAGAACATTACGAAACCCCTCAAATATTGTACATGATGATCTCAGCTACGTTATTTGCGAATTACTCTAAAGACACTCGACTAAAATACGTTAAGGATTATTATGATGCTATCTCCCAGTTCTATATCTCGTTACCTACGCCAATCATGGCAGGCGTTCGTACACCTACGCGTCAGTTTTCAAGTTGCGTGCTTATCGAATCTGGCGATAGTCTTGACAGCATTAATGCTACTGCCACCTCTATTGTAAAATATATTAGTAAGAAAGCTGGTATTGGCATTGGAGCCGGTTCTATCCGAGCTGAAGGCGCTAAAGTTGGTGATGGTTCAGTAGTTCATACAGGTCTAATTCCATTCTTAAAATACTTTCAAGCTGCAGTTAAATCTTGTTCTCAAGGCGGTGTTCGTGGTGGAGCTGCTACTGTATATCTACCAATGTGGCATTATGAATTTGAAGATCTTGTTGTGCTTAAAAACAACAAAGGTATTGAAGAAAATCGCGTAAGACATATGGATTATACATTCCAAGTTAATAAACTAATGTATGAACGTTTGTTAACTGGTGGAGATATTACATTCTTTGATCCAAATGATGTACCTGGTTTGTATGAGTCTTTCTTTGATGATCAAGAAAAGTTTAAAACTCTATATGAAAAGTATGAAAAGACTCGTTCTATTCGTAAAAAGACATTACCAGCAACTGATGTATTCTCTACTCTTATTCAGCAGCGTAAAGATACTGGTAGAATCTACATCATGAACGTAGATCACGCAAACGAACATGGATCATTTAAACCTAAAGTTGCTCCAATTAGAATGAGTAATCTTTGCTGTGAAATTGATTTACCAACAAGTCCATTGTCAAGCGATCCGGATGAAGGCGAGATCTCGTTATGTACATTATCAGCAATCAATTGGGGTCTTATCAATAACCCTGCTGAATTTGAAAAGTACTGTGATTTAGCAGTTAGAGCATTAGACGAATTATTAGATTATCAAGACTATCCAGTACTAGCAGCTGAAAAGGGTACTATGAATCGTAGACCACTTGGTATTGGTATTATTAACTTAGCGTATTTCTTAGCTAAACGTGGTCTTAAGTATGACGAAGGTGCATTTGAAACTGTAGATGAATATGCTGAAGCATGGTCATATTACTTAATTAAAGCTTCTCAGCAATTAGCAGTTGAAAAAGGTGAAATACCTTTGAAAAATCACACTAAATATGCCGATGGAGTATTGCCAATTGATACATATAAAAGAGAGCTAAATAATTTAATAGAGCATAAAGAAAGACTACCGTGGAACGAGCTTCGAGAGAAACTCAAAGAAACGGGAACCCGCAATTCTACTCTAATGGCACTTATGCCAGCCGAAACAAGCGCTCAAATCTCTAACAGCACGAATGGTATTGAACCACCTCGTGCATTAGTTAGTTACAAGCAGTCTAAAGATGGTGTTATGGCTCAGGTCGTTCCTGGGTATCATCACCTCAAAAACAAGTATGACCTATTATGGGATCAAAAGTCTCCTGATGGTTATCTTAAAATCTGTTCGATTCTTCAAAAGTACATAGATCAGGGTATTAGTGTTAACACATCATATAACCCAGAACATTTTGAAGACAATAAGATCCCTATGTCAGTAATGATGACTGATTTAGTAACAGCGTACAAATATGGTTTAAAGCAACTCTATTACTTTAATACCTTTGATGGTGCTGGTGAAATGACTGATGAACAAACAAATCATACGTATGATGGTGAAAGTCCACAATACGACGAAGAAGAAGATTGCGATAGCTGCAAGATTTAATAACTCACAAGGAATTTTTAATGGCAGTATTGAAAAAGAATAAGAAACCACATCTAGAAAAAATGATGTTTCTAGATGAACCGGTTGATATTCAAAGATATGATGAAGTAAAATATCCACAGATGGATAAGATAACTGACAAACAGTTGGGTTTCTTTTGGAGACCTGAAGAAGTGGATGTTTCTAAAGACAAAAAAGATTTTAATGCTCTTACCGAAAATGAACAACATATTTTTACAAGTAATCTTAAAAGACAGATTCTACTTGATAGCGTTCAAGGTCGTGCTCCAAACTTAGCATTTCTTCCTATTGTATCTTTACCCGAAGTAGAGAACTGGATTGAAACATGGTCGTTTTCTGAAACAATTCATAGTAGATCATACACTCATATTATTCGTAATATTTATCCAGATCCATCTTTTGTATTTGATGATCTATTAAATCAAAAGAATATTATGGACTGTGGTAAATCAATCGCTAAATACTATGATGATCTTATTGATGCTAATCATAATTCATCTATAAGTAAAATGGATCATAAACGTGCTATTTGGATGGCTATGATGAGTGCTAATGCTTTAGAAGGTGTTAGATTCTATGTGTCTTTTGCATGTTCTTGGGCATTTGCTGAACTTAAAAAGATGGAAGGTAACGCAAAGATTATTAAGTTAATTGCTCGAGACGAGAACGTTCACTTAGCATCAACTACGACTATGTTAAAACTTCTTAAGAAAGAAGATAAAGATTTTGAAAAGATTGCTAGAGAAATGGAACCAGAAGCAATCGCATTATACGAAGAAGTAATTAACCAAGAGAAAGAATGGGCTAGTTATTTGTTTAAAAACGGTTCTATGATTGGTCTTAACGAAAAAATCTTAGCAGATTATATTGAATGGATTGGTTGTAAACGAATGAGATCTATTGGATTACCATGTCCTTATATAGTTCCACAAGCTAACCCATTGCCTTGGACTGAAAAGTGGATTGGTGGTGGTAATGTACAAGTTGCTCCACAAGAAACAGAAATTAGCTCTTATGTAATTGGTGGCGTAAAACAAGATATAGATAGTAATGCATTGAAAGGATTGAGTCTATGATTAATATAGAGATATACAGTAAACAACAGTGTCCTTTTTGTGACTATGCTAAATTATTAGCAGAAGATTTAAATCGTAACGGTAAAGCAGAATATGCCGTATTTGAACTCGGAACAGACTTTAATCGCGAAGAGCTATTAGAGAAATTTCCAACAGCAAGGACGTTCCCACAAATAAAAGTCGATGGTGTATCTATTGGCGGTTGGGATCAGTTCAAAAAACTAATAGGATAACATATGAAGCGATCAGTAGTTAACTGTGAAGTTTGTTATAACAGAAGTATTGTGGGACATCAGGAAGACGAGATAGTTTTATTCTGTCCACATTGTGGTGAAGAACAGGATGAAGCTCTAGAAGAACTAGACTTTAACGACGAGTAATGACATGGCACTATCGCGGCACAGTATGGCAACCACCAGAAGATTTCAATCACAAAGACGTGTACGGTTTTGTCTACCTGATAACGAATCTAGCAACATCCCAGAAGTACGTTGGAAAGAAGTTCTTCTGGTCTCAAAAGACTCTAGGAATAACCAAGACTCGAAAGAGGAGAAAGAAAACTTTAGTTGAATCTGATTGGCAGAAGTACTGGGGTTCTAATAAGCATCTTCAAGAACATCATGAGAAGATGGGAGACGAGGGATTCTATAGGGAGATATTACACCTCTGTAAGACTAAAGGTGAATGTTCATACATGGAAGCAAAGGAACAATTTGATAGAGAAGTGCTGTTTACTGATGACTACTATAATGGTATCATTCAGATCAAGCTAGGTGGAAACGCAGTTAAAAGTTTTTTAAAATAAACGTTTACATTTGCTTAAAAGTATGATATAATATATCTATTAAATAAGGATAATGTATGAGTAAAGTGATAGAGTTTCCAACGCATATTCGTCAAGCTGCTATTGACGCCGACTATGCTGAGATACGAACTGAATACGAAGAATACGTTGAGGAATGCCGAGAGGCTGCTCAAACTGTCCTTCTTGTAGTAGAGGAAGTATTGTTAAACGATCATAGTGAATTTGATGAACTAGATTTTAGAGATGAAGACTTACCTGAATCTCGTGATATGTTTGTTATTATGAATATGGTCTCTTCAATGTTAATGCGTTACGGTGGAGTTCATCATTTTTTACACGATGACTTCGATAATTTATATGAAAAACTAATGAGTACTGATGAATGATTTTACTTGATTATAGCCAAATAGCGCTATCTAATATTATTGTACAAAAGCTTAATGATGAAAATATGATACGTCATATGATACTAAACAGTATTCGTATGTACAATAAAAAGTATCGGAAAGAGTATGGTCAAATGGTAATCTGTGCTGATGGTGCTGGTTACTGGCGTAAAGATTACTTTCCTGTATATAAAGGAATGCGTAAAAAGAATCGTGATGAACAATCTACAGTTGATTGGGGTGAGATCTTTAGAATCTTAAACTTAGTACGTGAAGAGTTAAAAGAACACTTTCCGTATAAGGTAATACATTTAGATGGATGCGAAGCTGATGATGTTATTGGTGCTCTTACTATCAATACTCAAGAGTTTGGCCAACATGAACCAGTGATGATTATCTCATCTGATAAAGACTTTATTCAACTACACAAATATAATAACGTTAAACAGTTCTCACCAATACAAAAGAAATTCGTTGTTGATAAGAACCCTAGGACTTATAAGTTTGAACATATTTGTAGAGGCGATAAAGGTGATGGAATTCCTAATATCTTATCTGCTGATAATGCTATTATGGATGGAATACGTCAAAGTCCTATAACTAAGAAGAAGCTAGAGTTTTGGGCTGAAAACGCAGATAATCTATCTGAAGTTATGTCACACGACGAGTATAGAAACTTTCAAAGGAATAAAACTCTTATTGATCTAGATGACATTCCAAAAGTTCATAATGAAAATATTATAAATACTTATGTAACACAAAAGCTTCCAATGAAAATGAAAGTACTAAACTATCTTATTAAAAAACGATGCAATCTATTGATTGAATGTGTAGAGGAATTTTACAATGGGTAAACCAACAGCAAAACCACTTATCAGCGAAGTGTTAAAAAACGCTAACAAATTAGGAACCAAAGGCGAACGAATTAAATATTTACAAGAGCAAGACTGTACAGCTCTTAGGGATATACTACGTATCAACTTTGATACAACAATCGAACTATCGCTACCTCCAGGCGAACCACCATTTAAAAAGTTTGATTTGACTGGCAATAAAGCGGCTCGAGAACTTAGATTTGAATATCCAAAGTTTGCTAACTTTATTCAAGCAGTAACTCCAAAGATTAATCAGTTTAAAAGAGAGACAATATTTATTGATTTATTAGAAGCAGTTCACCCAGACGATGCAATATTATTCTGTAATGCCAAAGATAAAAATATCAAACTCAAATACGTTACTAAGGCTATGATTAAAACTGCATTTCCAAACTTAATTAAAAAATAGGAGAGGTATAACCAGACAATCTATATCATGATAGTTTCAATTAACTTAACCCGGAGATTGCTTATGAGTTATATTCAAATTGAACGCCTTAGGAAGGACCGACAAGAGGCATTATACTATCAGAAAAAATTAATAAAAAAAGGAAAGAATGTGTTAGCGTATAAGATGGAGAAGAAAATCGCGCATCTAAATTATTTCCTAGATGATATGGAGGCAATTAGCAAGGTACATTGATAGCAATCCCTTAGGTGATTAATTTCATTTATTTTCACCTAAGGGGTTTACATTTGCTCAAAAGTATGATATAATATACCTATATTAGATAATAAAGAATCGTTATGAATATATTTGTTTTAGATGATGATCCAGTGATAGCAGCACAGTCCCAATGTGACAAACATGTCGTTAAAATGATTGTTGAATCAGCTCAAATGCTATCAACAGTACATAGAATGGTTGATGGTACTATGGAACGTAGACCTTCAAAGTCAGGCTCTATGATACAATACTTCCAATTAGAAGACGATAGAGAAACAATCTTATATAAAGCTTGTCATTTTAACCACCCATCAACTATATGGACACGCGAAAACTGTCAAAATTACAAATGGCATTACCAACATTTTATTGCCCTTTGTGACGAGTATACATATAGATATGGAAAGGTTCATATGACAGATACTAAACTTAGAAGTATTCTACGAAATGCTCCACACGATATTAAACATACAGAATCTATGTCACCATATAAATTGGCAATGGGTTCTAATCCTGAATGTGTAGTCGTTGGATTAAGTGGTACTGATGCAGTTCAGTCATATCGAAACTTCTATGAAACCAAACAAGAAAAGTTTAACATGTGTTGGACTAAACGTAAACAACCGGAGTGGTTCAATGCCTCTATATGATTTTAGAGATTTAACATCGGGTGAAATATACACCAAGATGATGTCTATTGCAGACATGGAAGAATATGTAAAAGATAAAAATATTAAACAAGTACTTTCAGCTCCAAGAATGATAACTTCTGGAGAAGGCGATATACTTAAGAAGGCTGGAGAAGGCTGGAAAGAAGTTCAATCTAGAATACAAGGTGGGTTACCACCACGACTAAAGGATAACATTAAAACAAAATGACTAAAAAACCATTACGTTTAAAACTAGAGCATTTAGTAAAGCTTGATCCATTAACTCAGAATCAAAAATTAGCGTTTGATTCTTTTGCGAGTGGCAATCATTTATGCCTAGACGGCTCAGCAGGTACAGGTAAGACTTTTATATCTTTATATCTGGCTTTAGAAGCAGTGTTTAAGAAAGAATATGAAAAGGTTATCATTGTACGTTCCGCAGTTCCAACAAGAGATATGGGATTTCTTCCTGGAACTCAAGAAGAAAAAGAAGATGCCTACACTGCTCCATATAAAGCAATTGTTAATGATCTATTCGAAGATTCAGATGCGTGGAAAAAAGTCGTTGCTACTAGAAACGTTGAGTTTCTTACAACATCGTTTATTCGTGGTATTACGCTTAAGAATGCAATTGTTATTATTGATGAATCTCAGAATTGTAACTACCACGAATTGTGTTCTGTTATAACAAGACTTGGTGAAGATTGTAGATTCATCATGGCTGGCGATTATTATCAATCTGATTTTACTCGTAAAGGCGATCAAGATGGCATTAGTGAATTCATTAAGATCATTAAAAATATGCGTGCATTTGATCATATTGAATTTAAGTGGGAAGACATTGTAAGATCCGGTTTTGTACGAGATTTCATTATGACTAAAGAGATGATAGAACGTGGAGAATTAGATTAAGTGAAGCATCAAAAGGATAATAAGTCTATGAAAATAGTTAAAACAATTCTAATTAAACACTGCAGCGATTCAATGAAATGGTACGCTGACCTTGTTGGAACTGAAGTACCATACATTCGTACTGTACCAGCGTATCCACAGGGCACAGTCGAGTATCAAAGCAGAGAACCTGCAGGTTATAGTAACTTTGTTTCTATGACAGATGGTACTATTATTACAAGAGAGGTATCAGAATGAGTTCAGCTGCAGTAGTATTAATGAACCATTGGAGAGACGCCAAGATTAAACAACAAATTCGTCATGCCAGTTTAGTTCAGGAAGCAGAGGATTACCTAAAAGATTCTAATAAAGAGATCCACACTCTTTATGCCGCGGCAAATATGGTATGTGACCATAGCTCTATCAGTGTGCACATAGAGCAACGTGCGGAACGATGTTCTCATCCACGTGGGTTTGAAAATTATGAAGTTTCAATCTGTGATGTTTGTCAAAAGGTGATTAATCATGATTGATGATGAATATACCCGTGCCATTAATATGGACTATAGAGATGGTTATAATAAAGGCAGAACCGACATGTTAAAAGAATGTGTGATAGCATTGTGTTTAGTTGGTGTTGTAGGGATGTTGTGGTTATAAGCTTATAACTAAATGATCTAAAAATAAGTGAAATAAACGTTTACACAACACCCAAACTATGATACAATATACCTATATTAAATGATAAGGAAGAGCAAATAATGAGCAAATGGCGCCATGAAGATAAACTTGAAGTACGTGATTACGACACAGAAGCTCGTAATCTAATTAAGCCTTTGTCAGAGTTTAAACTCTATGAACTATACGCTGTGGTACAAAAGGAAAAGCTAAAGTCTAATAGACCAGAGCGAGACCTGGAGCTAAACGCAGTCCATCGTGCTATTGAATTGACTCGTGGTATAGATCAATACAGATTGAATTTCATAATCAATGGATACAAATCTGAAATGGCTCAAACTGGCCGCCCTCAAGACGGAGCTAGACGTCCATGGCGCAAACAAGTATGAATAAAGGAAACTTTGAACATGAACCGATTGATCTGGGCTATAAAGACTTGGTCGCTAAGACTACTGACTCTGGGCGAAAATACGCTGCTCCTAACGGCGTTCGTTATCCATCTGTTACTACAGTCTTATCTATACTAAGTGAAGACCACATTAGAGAATGGCGTGCTAGAGTAGGCGCTGAAGAAGCTAATAAAATATCTAGACGAGCTTCTGGTCGTGGTACTGCAGTCCATTCTGTGTTAGAACGTTATGTTGATAACGAAGAAGACTACTTAAAAGACGCTAATCTTATTGTAAAGTCTAACTTCATGGAAGTCAAAGAGATTCTTGATGTTAGACTAACCAAAGTCTATGCTCAAGAAGCTGCGTTGTACTCAGAACATCTAGGTATTGCTGGTAGAGTGGATTGTGTTGGTGTATGGGATGGTAAAAATTCTATCATCGATTATAAGACTGCTGCTAAGTCAAAGAAAAAAGAATGGTGTGAGGGTTACTTCATACAAGAAACTGCTTATGCTATTATGTGGGAAGAACGGACAGGGATGCCAATTACGCAATTAGTTACTGTAATTGCCGGTGATGAGGGTGCTCAAGTCTTTATTGAACATCGTGACAACTGGTCTAAAAAGTTACTAGAAACTATTGCAGAATACAGAAGACGCAAACTATTCGGACATAAATAATGAAAAATTTAATTAAAAATGCTTGGCAAACTCCTGACGGAACGATCTTAGAATCAACACATCGTCACGATTATAAGACACATACTGATGCCAATGGTAAAGAATACATGGTTGATGGCGGGTTAGCCTACGTTCGACGTAGCGCACATGGCGATGAAGTAGATTTATGCATCTATGATGACGCTCCACATATTATTCAAGCGTCTGTTCTAAAGTGGGGAACGTATGGTATTAATGGTGATCAACCACTTAAATATGTAACTATTGCTGAAATGGATACTGGTCATATTGAGGCGGTACTAAAACTTAATGTAACCCCCACACATAAAGCCTGTATGCAACATGAATTATCATTGAGAGGTGTAGAATGATGTACGTGATGTTTAGATTTACAGTTGGATTTGTTATTGGTTATGGACTCATGAACTTATGGCAGTCGTTGGGTATCCTATGACTATGCCAAACGAAAGGTTCTATGCTATTAGAAATACTCGTGAGTTCCTAGTAGAATTAATGGACCCTAAGAAAACTCCTAGAGTGCCTAAGGAAATACGGCTTAAAGCGTATTATGCCATTAAGCACTTTCCAGGCGAGTATCATATGGAAGAGGCACGAAAACTTGCACCAGAAATATTTGGTGATTGGGACACAGGACTAGTTGATTCTGTTCCATACGAACATAACCGTGGAAGAAGTTAATGAACCGTATTAAAGACTTAGAAATAATAGCAAAGCAACAGATTTCTATTTGTTGTGAAACTTTATGTGAACGAGCTTCAGTTGAAGAATATATTGAATGGCTTGAACTAGAAATTAAAGACTTACGTAAATACGTTGAAGAGCTTGAAGAGGCTGTACAATGAGTCAAGATTACCACCCAGACAGCTGGGTCGTTGTTAAAATAATAACAGAAGAAACACTAAACTCTTCTAACACTGCATACATAGAAGGCAGAACTTACTACAAAGTATTAGGAGGATGGAGTGGTGGTTACTTACATGGTGATTGTTGGCGCCTAAACAGCGGCATTAGTCTTGTAAACTGTATCGAAGATGAAATTCACTTTCATGGTTACAGCGGTTCTAATTACATATGTCATAAAGAAACCTATGGGCTTAGAATGAGTACTGCTGGTATCTTTAAACAAATGCAACTAATTGGCACAGGAGTAGATGGTTCTGCTAAAGTAGAGATGATGCCTGAAGATACAGATTGGAGTAAATTAGTATTATGACCGACAGCGAAGAACTTAAAGCAATGGATAATATTAATCGACTTGAAGTTATAGATCAGACAGGCCGTGCATATGTTCATTACTTGAATGATAACGAAAGTGTTCGATACAGTTTACAAGATAATAGACAAACACTTAAAATATTTATTACTAAAGAACCAAACGAACAATACGAAAACGTTTAATATTAGGAAGTTTAAGAATGCCAACGTATAACTATAAGTGTAAACAATGCGATCATGGATTTGAAATTATGCAGCGTATGAGCGATGACGTACTTGTTAATTGCCCAGAATGTAAAAAGGATGAACTTAAAAAGGTTATGGTTCCTAGTACTACTGGTGGATTTCAATTAAAAGGTAAAGGCTGGTTTAAGAGTGGTGGTTACTAGTTTGATCAAATCAAATAATAGGAGAAGAAGATGAAATGCTACAAAGATAAAATGATTAAAAATATGATTAAACAGCTTGAAGCTAAAGCTGAAGGTCATATGTTAAACGCTGAGATTATACTTGGTAACCACATGGCAGTTGCTGATCATCCAGATATGATGGGTACATTAGACAAAGAATTAAGTGCTATGTCTGAATGTCATGGTAAATTAGAAATGCTACTAAAATACTTTAAATAGGAATAATGATGGACGTAAGAATAGAAGAAATAGTAAGAGATGAAGCGTTTCGCCAAGTAAGTACAATAGAACTTATTGCTAGTGAGAACTTTGCTAGTGAAGCTGTTATGAAACTTGCTGGTAGTGTTCTTACTAATAAGTATGCTGAAGGTTACCCAGGCAAACGTTACTATAATGGTTGCGAACACATGGATAGTATTGAACAACTTGCTATCGATACATTATGCGAATTGTTTGGGGCTGGATACGCTAATGTACAACCACATTGTGGAGCAAATGCTAACACTGCGGTTTATCAAGCATTCTTAAAGCCAGGTGATACTATTCTTGGTATGGACTTAGCTTCTGGTGGTCATTTAAGCCATGGCAGTAAACCTAATCTATCTGGTAAAGTTTATGATGCACACTCTTATGGTGTTGAAGAGGATGGTTTAATTAACTACGATGAAGTTTTTATGTTAGCAAAACGTCATAAACCTAAAATGATTATTGCTGGTGCAAGTGCATATCCAAGACAAATCGACTGGAAAGCGTTTAGAGAAATTGCTGATGACGTTGGAGCATTGCTTATGGTTGATATGGCTCACTATTCCGGTTTGATTGCTGGTGGTGTATATCCTAATCCATTACCATTCGCTGACGTAGTTACATCAACAACTCATAAGACTTTACGAGGTCCAAGGGGTGGTGTTATACTTTGGAATAACCCTGATTATAGTAAACGTATTAATGGTGCAATCTTTCCTGGTACTCAAGGTGGACCACTAATGCATATAATTGCGGCTAAAGCACAATGTTTTATTGAAGCCAGTGATCCTAGCTTTAAAGATTATGCATCTAATGTCGTAACAAACGCGAAAGCTATGTGTGAAGTGTTTGAGCGTAATGGATTCCCAGTTCAAACTAGTGGTACTGATAGTCATATTATCTTAATGGATCTAAGCGAAAGTAAGTATAGTGGTAGAGAAGCTGCTGACTTATTAGAAGAGAATGGGATTACAGTCAATAAGAATGGCATACCTAATGATCCACGTTCGTTCATAGAAACAAGTGGCATTCGTATTGGCACTGCAGCAGAAACTACACGTGGTTATACAAAGGATGACTTTGTTGAATTAGCAAATAATATTGTTAAAATATTAATTGAAATAAAGTGAAAATAAACGTTTACAACGCACTAAAAGTATGATATAATATACCTATATTAAACAATAAGGATTTAAGTAAAGAATGAAAGAAAATATTATATTAGTCGATTGTGACGGTGTCTTATGTGACTGGGAGTACTCGTTTACTCAATGGATGAACCACAAAGGATTCCCTACAATCGATGATCAGCAATACAATGTTGGTAGAAGATTTGGTATCTCTAAAGAATATGGTTCAGACCTAGTAGCTGAGTTTAATGACTCAGCTGCTATTGGTTTCCTACCACCTCTACGAGATGCTATGTATTATATGAAACGACTTAATATGTTACATGGATATAGATTCCATTGCGTCACGTCTTTAAGTATAAATAAATATGCACAGAGACTTAGAACCCAGAACCTTGAGTTGTTATTTGGTAAAGGTATGTTTGATGAGTATGTCTATTTAGCGTGTGGTGCTGATAAGACTGACGCATTAGCTAAATACGAAGGCACTGAATGTTGGTGGATTGAAGATAAACCAGAGAACGCTGAATGTGGCGCTGATTTTGGTCTTAACCCAATACTTGTAGCTCACGATCACAATAATTATTATGAAGGTGATATACCACGTTATTGGACATGGAAAGAAATCTACAAGCATATTATAGGCGAAATTTAAAGGCATAATGTAGATGAATATGAATGTAGACGAAGCTGAACGAGTGGCAAAAGTTGAAGGTCAACTTAGTCCTGAGATTCAAGCAGAGTTTGCTGGAAGTACAATGTCTAAGGCTGGACGACTTGCGATGGAACTTAATTCTGAACGCAAAAGACTCAAAGAAGAGATGGAAGTACTTCAATTAGAAGTTGAGGACCTGAAGCCGGCTACTCCAACGGGAACTGTTGACAGTTACGTTAAATGGATAGCAACCGTATTAGGAGTGGTCGGCGTGTTTATAATGAGTGCTGGATATGGTACAGCTGGTCAAATATGTTATGCGTTAGCTGCGTGCTCTTGGGTATATGTAGGCCATTGTTGGAATGACAAAGCAATTATGATCGGCAGTGCTATAAGTGGTACTGCCGTTTTAATGAACTTAGTAAAAGCTGGATTATAAATGAGACGGAAGACAAAAAAAGTTAATAAGACTAATCCAGTTAAAAAGAATATGGATAAGTTGCATAGACCATCAACACATAAAGATAAGAAAAAAGAAGCTAAGATACAAGGCATGACATATGATTATGCTATATTGGATGAACTTTATGATGAATAAGTGGTGGAGAATATGGGCAAAGAGTCTTGGAGAGAAAGTTGGTGAAACTGATAGACAAGCAAACACTGTTGCCGGCATTAGGAGCGTGTGGTGGTTTACACATATGCTTACTTGTATGGCAATCATACTTAACGCTATAGCTACACATGGTTGGGCTTTAATTGGATTATGAATGAAAATAAATATAAGTGTTGAAATCGATACAGAAAACGAAAAAGATTGTATTGCTATTGAGGAATTAATAGAAATATTGAAAGATTTTAAAGAGCGATCGTACCAAGAAGAAGACTAATAAATTTACTAACTGATTTAAAAAAGAAGATAGAATATTATGAAGATTAACTTTAAAAATACTTGGAGACCATTACCAAGTTGTGTTACCATTAAACCAAGCAAGATTGATGGCCTTGGAATGTTTGCTGTTAAAGATATTCCTGCTAATACAAATCTTGGACTAATGCGATTAAAATATAATGGTGAGTGGATAAGAACTGCATTAGGGTCATTTCCTAATCACTCTGAGACATCTTCTTGTATTAACGTATGTTATAAAAATCTATATGGCGATGAAGAATTCTATCTAATAACGGCTAAGGATTTAGTAGCAGGCGATGAGTTAACTTTGACTTATCAAATGCCAGAGTATCATCAAACCGAGTAATTAATTAATCGTTAGCTTTTTTACATGTATAAATAAAGGTAAAGGAGAACAAATGAGTGATTTATTAGATTTTGATTTCGGATTTACAGCCGTTGATGAAAACGAGCTTGAAGCCGTACAATCAGTCAAATCAGAAGCTTCAGAAGCTTCGGCCACTGTGCATGAGTTAGAAGCTAAATTAAACAAGCTTTATAATTCGATCCTTCCTTTGTTGACAAATTTAAAAATGAATCCTGAGAAAGAATATATCTTATGGCCTAATAGAGTTGCTAAGATAGAACAGTTCGAAGATTTGATTACGGAGATTATTAAGTAATGACAATTATATCAAGTGGTCAACTCGCTCTTCAAAACGCTGGTACTAATCCGACCACTACAGCAGACAATATCCCATTATCTACATCTATTACACCAGGTGTTGATGCAACTGCGTCGATTTGGAGATATATGGAAGCTCCTTATGGTGACCAATTCGCAAACACTAGACAATGGGATGGAACGATTTACGGTTGGGCTGCATCCAGTACGTATTTAGAAAGTGGAACCAATGTCAGTGGAAGAGTATTTAACACTATACTTGGGAATGTTGGTGGTACTTCTGCGGGCAACTGTTGGTTTAATGAAACATCAACTCAGATGGGTGGTACTTCAAGTGGTAATACATTCGTAGATAGCAGTGGTACTACTAGAACAATAACAGCAGCATTATGGGGTATTCCAAATAGTACTTCGCCCAGTCCTAATAACAACACCCGTTGGTTTCTACTAGCAATTAATGGAACTAGTGTACCCAATTCAGATGATACATTTGATAAAGTCGTATTTAGCGCGGCCTCTGGATCAGCTGGATCAACATTTGATCGAACAGGTGCTACTGTAAGATCTAGTAGCGATAATGGCAGTACTGTTTGGCTCTGGGAATACGATACAACGAATGCCTATAACAGTATTGATTATGGTTTAGGAGCGAATAGTACTGCTAAGACTTTTAAAGTACATTTAGCGCAGGCTACAGTATCATTAAATAATGGTATTGCTGAAGAGTTTGATGGGGACGATAGCTCTGATGTTAAGTTATCTGACTATTATGCTGGTGGTATATACACTCCATCTGGCACTACTGGAATTCCGACATCAGGTCAAATTAAGTTTTCTGACTTCTTAGGTACCAGTAAAATAATAACAAATACTTATTCTGCTACTGGTACTTCTACTATGTGGGGTAAGGGTTCACGACTAAGAATTGGACGTGTTATTACAAGTTATTATGTTGGTGGAGCTCAAGGTTCTGGTGGAACACCTAGTCCTTTATCTAGTGATGGTTTTGGCTTATCACTTACATGTCAAGCTGCAGCTTGGTATGAAAGTGGCGGCACAGTGCATGGTTTTAGATGGGAAGCTACTAGTTCTTCATCTACCGGAGCCAATACTACCTGGTGGAATAAGGTTACTATATCAAGATCAGGACAAACTGATGTCGTACTTCTTAGATCTGCAGCAACAACTAACGCTCATTCAAACTATAGATATTCTATATTTTGGCCGGTATCAACAACCAATTACATTTGTAATGGCGCATTTACTTGGACATTCTCCTCATGAAAATATTACTTATCGCAATGCCAACAACACTTGAAACAAAGGTTGTACCCTTGGAAGAAGCAGGGCATACTGTCTTATTGCTTAATGGAATTAATGACTCTGAAAGAACTTTAAATTTAGTACATGACGTTGAAGCTGAAGATTACGTATTAGAAAAGATTGTAACATTTGAACCAGACATGGTTATTAACGCAATAACTTCAATAGTATTACCTCTTTCAGATAGTTATACTTATGTGGGTAATACTGCGCTTAGTGCAAGGTTAGAAACTCATAAATGGGAAACACGAACAAAAGCGGGTGAATTAGGTTGGTCTTTACCTACTCTTTTAGAAGAGTGTAAAATGAATGCAATATCGGATTATGATGATACCGTGTATGTAAAACCTAAAAATGATATTCTAAGATTTACTCAAATTTATAAAATACCAACTTCTTTAGAGCGTACAACGTATGATATAACTGAAAGCGCAAGCACTGTTTGGAATCAAATAGCAACGGGTGAAGGATTTGGTAATACTGATTGTTATGTAGAAGCTAGCGTAGATTATTCAGTTGAAGCGTGGTGTTTCTTTACAATATCTAATGGTTCATATTCTATTATTAGAACATTAGGATGTACAGGTTATGGTAACGATAAACTACCAACTAGTAATGGCGATTGGACTAGCGAAGATATTACATTATTAGATCTTACAGATTCTCAAGATGCAGCATTTAGATCTAAGTGTAATACATGGTTGGATTATGCAGTAACTCTTGGCGGTAACTACGAAGGAACATTAGGTGGATCAATTACTGACGACAATACAGTAGTTTGGTTCGAACAAAACAGTAGACCCGGAACATATAATAATGGTATGTTACCTGGGACTATACAAGATTGGATTGATGGTTTAACAACTGATTCAACAAAATCCATAAATCAAATATCAGCAGCAACAATTAGATCTGCAAAAGGTTATGGTTAATAATTAAAGGAAATAATATGAATATTGAACAATTAAGAGAAACGCTAACGATCGATGAGGGTAAAGTCAATGAAATTTATGAAGACCATTTGGGCTACGCAACTTTCGGAATTGGCCATTTGGTCCTTAAATCAGATC